ATCATCTGTAGCTACAGCTCCATCCACAACACCTGCGCCAAGAGCTTGACCAAGTCTTCCTATTTTTCCTGTTCTTGCAAGAACTCCAGCGGCACCAAACCCTGGTAGTCCAAATTGTACTAAGTATCTTGTGACTTCTCCTGCTGTGGTCTCTGCTTCTCCGATATCAATTTCATCATAATATCTTTTAACGTCTGCTGTTAAATCTGTATCAGCAAAAAGATCTATACCTGTTGTTACAGTGGTAGCAGCACCTTCTCCAATTTTTTGAAGGCCTCTTACAGCTTGTTTACCAATATCTCCTAATACACTAGCATCGCCTTTCTTGCTTAATTTATAAGCTTCTTTTGCTTTAGCAATAGTCTCTGGGCTTTCGTCTGGAATGTAGGTTTTTGAACCATCCTCGAATGTAAGGAATGGCATGTTAAGTTCCTCTAAGTTTTAATATAAAATTAGGATTTGCTATTTCTTTTATAGGATTATCAAATAAAGAACCAAACATTCTTGAGCTTACAAATGTTTCTTGTTTTGTTTTTGGATCAACATAGTAAATATCGTAGTTTGCTATCTCATCTTCTCCGATTCCATACTCTTCCCTAAGACCATCTTTAAGGAGCAGATATCCTGCAAAGACCTCATCTGATCCAGCTCCCTCTCCAATTGTTGTTCCTGCTCTTGTAGCCTCTAAAGATTGAAGTTTAGCTAAAGCTCCTTTGTTTCTTTTTAAGTATTCTAAAAGTTTAGCATCAGCTGGCAACATGTCAGCTTGTCTTGTTTCTTCGCCAAGGTATCCTTCACCAAATGCAACCAATGGGTTAATAGGAACATAACCCTCTACTGGCTTCATCATGTTTAAGAAACCTGCCATCATTTTTTTAGCATAATCTTCATCGTCTGCTACTTTGTCAATGTAACCAGCAGGTAAAGATTTAACGTAATCAAAGAAGGTTGGTTTTTTATCGCCTGTAAATGTTTGTGTATCAGCATCTAAATTAAAACCCTTGTCAGCTAAATCTTGCTTCATGTAATACATTAAAGATTGATTTGTTTCTGGATTTTCATCAATTTTATTACCAGTGCGACCAACTACATTGCTAGAGCCTTGAATTGTAAGTGTATTTTTTCTGTCTGTAAGATCTACATTATTAGGTAAAATTTTTGGATTAATGTTTCTTAAATTTGGTTTAGATTTTTCATCTTTACCAAGCAAGGGAATAAGACTAGCAGCAGCGACACCAGCGGCTGGTATCATAAATCTTTTCTTTTTGTAAAAAGGTCTTTCTAACGAAGGAGCAACGCTACCTTCCATGTTTGTTTTTTTAGATGCATCAAAAGCATCGTCTGCTGCCTTGTTAACATTAGCACCTTGGCTTGTTACAGGTTTTGGTGGGCCAACTTCAGGGGCATCTGTTCTTACAGGTGTTGGTTGTCTATCTAATTCTCTATTAGCTCTAGCTCTATCAAGCCTAGCTTGTCTTTCAGCTTCTTCTCTAGCTTTAGCTTTAGCTTTAGCTTTAGGTTTAGGTTTAGGTTTAGGTTTTGCTTTAGGTTTTGCAGGAAGTTTTTCTGCTATCTCATCCATTATATCCATAACAGTCATAACAGATTTTTTCTTTTTACCGCCTGGAGTTTTTGCGCTAGCTGGTAGTATGCCACCATCTACCATACCGATAATACCACCTTCTGCTCTTTGAACAGGATATCCAGCTGTTTCAGAAACAGTTTCATAAATGATAGAAGCTGTTCCTTTTGGATCTTCTTTTAATGCTTGCGCTATTTCGCCCATTGAACCAGCTGTCTCTGGTGCTGATGTTACAAGATCTAAAATTCCTCTAGTGTATTCAACTGGACCTTTTGCAAATTCTATGCCTTCTCTTGCAAGCATTGTAGTTGGAACCATTCCAGCTAAAGCACCAAGGCCTTTTTTGACTTTTCTAGCAGTGTTCAAACCTTTCATGCCTACAGCCGCTGGAATTCCAACCCCTGTAGCTGCCATACTAGCTGCTGCATAATCTAATGGATCGCTTGGATCAAAAATAAAATCAGTAATATCTCGTGCGTTAAGTCTTTTAGGGTCGTCTTTCATACTGAAGAAACCTTCTCGGCTCATAAACCTAGGGTCTCCACCCTCTGCAAAACCCTCTACCCCTCGGCCTTTAAGTATGTCAGCTTGTGTTACTTTGCCATCGCCTGTTAGATCTGGGAAGCCACCGTCTTTTAATCTTACTGGCTCAAGGCCTGACATTATCCCTCTCATCTCTGTCCAAGAGCTCCAATGCCAGTAGCAATGGTTCCAAAAGCACCTACTGCTTGTCCTAATGCTGTGGGTTGCTGATAGACACCACGTTGATATGCGCTTGTACCAGTACCTCCAGAGATACCTCCCATTGGAGATCCAGCTAGAAGCTGTTGACCTGTGAGCAATCTTTGTAAAGGTTCTTGAGCAAGTTGTTGTGCTCCAGCAAACTGTCTTGATAGTGCTGCTTGCTGAGTGGCTTGGCCTTGTTGACCAAGTTGATTTAACATATTAATTTGATTGCCTAGCTGTTGTTGTGTTTGTCTACCTAGTCCTGCTAACCCACCACCAATCTGTCCAAACTGGCCGCCAAGTCCTGCGCTTAATTGTCCAAGACCACCAAGAGCTTGACCTAGTTGTGCTTGTTGGCCGCCAAGTCCTGCTTGTAGTGATGCAAGTCCTTGTTGAGCACTTCTTTGTCGTTCAAATGCTTGTTGCGCTTGTTGTTGCGCTTGACCAAAGCCAGCACTTCTAATACCAGATACAGCCTCTGCTGCTCCACGTCCTGTTTGTCTTGCTAATTCTTCTTGCGATATACGTCCACGAGAGCCACCAAAAGCACCTTGCGATATGGCTCTGTCTCTTAGACCAATATCTGCTTGTGCTGACTGTCTGCCTATGTCTTCTAATGTTTGTTGGACAACTTGATCTTCGTATGGATCAAAAAACATTCTAGCCATTGAAGGATCATACATTTCTGTAGTCCCCATGGCTGTTTGCTCTGCTCTTTGTAACGCACCAAGGCCACCAGTTACAGCATCACGAGCACCCGGTAAATATCCAAAAGCTTCATCTAAAGCTCTTTCCTGTCTACCGAAGAGTCGACCAGCTTCAGTTACATAGGGTTGATACTCACCAAGTCTTCCAGCTTGCTGTCGGGCCTGTATTTGTAGGGGGGTGAGCCCAGCAGTTTGCTCAATGGGAATATCTCTAGGTCTAGATATGAGACCTTCATATTCACCGGGTGCGCCAAAGTAAGAGGCTAGTAATCTTCGTGAATAATCCTCCATGTATGGAGAAACAAAACTATAACCTGTTTGAGGTGTTGTTATAACCTCTGCTGGAGGTGCTGATTTAGTTTTACTTAAACACATCTTTTCATTTAATCCTTATAATACATACCACCTATTTGGTGAAAACCTTTTTTAATAAAAAGTTTCTTGGCTCTTTCTACCCCATCTAGGTTAAAAATACCAAGAATCAAAGGTTTATCTTGTCTCTTAGCATATTCTATAATTGCATCTATTAAAAGATGTGACGGTGGTGTTTGGTCTTTTATGTTTCTATACTCTGGCATAACATAAAACCAACCATCGCCTATATATTGTTCTGCTGACCACCAATATGCATCTGGCGCAGCTGCAATACTACCAATGATTGTATCACCATCTAATACATTATACACAACTCCTTCAAACAGGAAATGATTTATGTGAGCTGAAGCTCTACTCCAATCTATTTTAGGAGATCCTTTGTCTGATAGAGAGTGTTCTTTCCAAAAGTGTCCTGATAAAAAATCAGCTATCTGCTTGCCATTTTCAGGAGTGGCCAAGACAGATTTTAAAGATAGGTTCATGCAAGTTGTTTGGCTATGTCTTCTCCAAACTTTTGCATTTTATACATTTCACGAGCACCCATTAGTCTTTGTTCATATTCATCTTGGGGATCAGCACCAGCCATAATACCCATACCTCTTACTGCCGCTGAGTTGGTTACAAACTCACCATCGCTCAACATAGCTGGGATCTCATCACCTTTCTCACCGCCAGGCCCAGTAACAAGTTGGTCTCTTTCTACAAAAGTTCCATTTTTAGCATAGAGTTGACTGGCTATACGTCTAGGCTGTAGATCGTCTATGAAAGTAGCTTCTCTTGGAGGTGCTACCAATGGAGAAAAAGGCACGCCTTTAGCTTGTGCATAAATTTTAGATACTTCAGATGGATAGAACCTATAAACATCTGGTGTTACATCTTTAGCATCGATAGTAATACTGGCTCCAGGTCTAGTATCTGAATAACCTAAAGAACCTATGCCAGACTTTGCGCCATATGCTCTAGCAAGAGCAGTAGCCATATCTTCTTCTGTGCCTTCGCCTGTGTCTACGCCTAAAATATTTTCTAGATAATCGTTAATATCAAAATTACTAAAGTCAAAACCAGCTATGCCTCCTCTTTGAAATCTTTGTAACTGAGGTATGCTAGCTTGAGATCCTCTAATTATTTGGCTTCTTACGAGTGGAGAGAAATCATTAGCTTCTGCAACAAGAGATAACATTTCTCCTATTTTTTCCATGTCAGATTTTTTTTCTTTATCCTCTTCTTCTTTTTTATTAACTTCTTCTAGATCTTCTTCTGCTTCATCTTGTGCATCTTTATCAAACACATCACTGAAATCAATATCTTTACCTGTATCTATATTAGGAATATCAATATTCATAGATGGTATACCTCCACCAGGCAATAGACCAACAGCATCTCCTGTTGCAAATTTAGCGATGCCACCCATCATATATCCCGGAACATTATAACCAAACTTATCTTCAACTAAAGATGGATTCTTTTTAGCTAAAGCTTTAAGACCTTTGTTTGCTGTTTCTAAACTTTTCATTTACTTTTCATTATAGCTAATATTTTATTTATGAAAACTTAGTTCTCTTTCTTCTGTCTGACATAACTGCACCACAACCTTTATGCATACGAGATACTATACCACCATCTTTCTTTTTTAATATAGTCTTAACATTAGTTGGTTTACCACCGGGATTACCTGCAGCTCTTTTTCTTCTAACTGCACTACGCCTTTGAGATTCTGTCATAGCTTTAGCTTTAGCTCTTGGCACACACTTAGGGTATTTACGTTTACCTTTCTTTTTAGCAGATTTACGACCACAAGCTTGAAACTTACCTTTCTTTTTAGGCGCACCTATGTCTACCCAATCTCCCTTTGGTCCTTTACCAAACCACTCAGTTAAGCCTCCAGTTGGTTTAGCCACGTTTTTTTCTCATGTTTCTAATGCTATCTTTGCCTTTCTTAAATATAGACACCACTTGTGTTTTACCCATAACTTTAGCTCTTTGCTCTCCTACAGTTAAGATTTGTATCTTTCTTGCAAAAGGTTTTTTAATTTTTTTAACTTTAGCAACTGTAGCTCTAGCATCAGCAGGTGTTGCAAATTTTATTTTAACAGTGTCTTTTGGGTTTTCATCTGTGTAAAGTCTGCGACCAGACCCTTTAGGTTTTTTGCCTGTTCCAACCTTTGGATCTTTTCTTTTTCTTTGCACTTTTATCTATAGCCTCCACCTCTTTTTTTATAGGTTCTTACTAACCAGCCATTAGCGTACGCACTTGGGTACACCTTAAACTTTCGTTTAGCTTCAGCTTTTACCCTAGCATATAAAGCTGGATTAGTAGGTGTGGCTCCCTTTTTTTTCTTTGTAGTTTTTCTTTTTGCAGGCATATTTTGCTCCTGATTATAATGTTAAGGTGATATCACCATTTGTTTTAATACTTATATTACCAATTTCTGCGCTAGCTTCAAACCCATGTGGATCTACAGGCGTGTGTAGATCTACCCACTTGTTGCCAGTATAGACTTGTAATACGCCAATAGATGTATTCCAAATAACATCTCCGGCATTAAAATTTAGTATGCCTATTTGTGCATCAGTAAACTGAGGCGTGCCATTAGGATCAAATTTATCTAAATTTAATTCTAATATTCTAACTAAACGATTAAATACTGAAACATCAACATCATTTACAGCTAATGGTAATCTAGTGTCAAGAAGCTTTGCCATCTATCTTCTACCATCAGTTTTGATATCAAATCTATTTATTCCTAATCTCCATTTAAAACCCAGTCTTACGCCTGTATCAGCATCGTCATCTGATTGCACTCGAAATACCATTTGCCTACCTCTTGCACGAATAAAGTTTTGTTTAGTTGAACTAGTTACATTATTAGTTGAATTAGTAGTTAAATTTTCTCCGGGAAAGTTTCTAGTTTTAACTACAAAATTTATTTGACCTGTTGTTGGAGTGTCGCCAAAAAATTTAACATCAGGAATAATTCTGCTTACAAATCCAAATTGTTCTCCTTGTTCTATATCTATATCACCAGATTCTATAAATACATTATCCATTGGAGAACCATCATCGTCATCTCCACTTTCATGATTATATAAAACACTACTGTTGCTAGATCCTTCAGTAGCTAAAGGATTTGCAAATATTCCTTCATCAAGCCAAGCTGTTCTAGACAACTGGCCTATACTCCAAACTCCTTCTAGATAGTTGTAATTAACATATCTATCAATGTCATCACTACTACTAGATGCATAAAACCAACCTATTTCATTAAACTCTTTATTGCTAAAAGCAAATATTTTAAATGACTGAGTATTGTTTAAATCGTCTAAAACGTAATTTAAGACACTACAAGGCACTCTTTGCACTGAGCCAGTGTATTTGTAGAAACCATCTCTTGCCATCCAATACACGCCATCTGGTGCGTTCACAGCACCATTTGGCGATATCATGCCTACATTTTCGTTGATGAGGTTAACACCAAAGGTAAAAGGTGCACCTACAAACTGCATGGAATATAAAGATGTATCTGTCCAAATAAGTATTTCTTGTCTTGCTCTTAGGCCGCCAACTATCTGTGAACCTGAAGATAATCTTATATCACCTGCTGTATTTGTAGCTGTTGGCTCCCAAACTGTAACACTTTCTTGGTCGCTAAATGCTATTAATAGAGGATCAGATGAACCACTTCTAGCACTACCAACTATTGGATCAGCACCTAAAACTATTACATGCCTATCAATATCACTAACAATGGTTTGTAATCCAACTGTAGGAGCTAAATTAGCACCAGATAATGATGTTATATTAACTGCTCTATTATTAACTCCTGATGATTCGTCCCAAAAGAAAATACCACCAGCTCTTGGATTAATAACCAAGTCTTCACCAAACGAATCATGCGACCACAGTCTTAGTTGATTAGCAAAACTCACAGCTGCCGCTGATCCCCAAGTGCCATCTCCCCAGGTGCTGACTCCCCAACCTGTTGATGGTAAATAAACATTAAGTCCAGTATTAATCTGATAAGCACCTACAACTGAACTGCCTCCATTACCGCTATCACTTGCATTAGCAGTAACTGTAACCCCGCTAGTATTTTTTGCTTCTATGGTATAAGAGTTTGCATTGACTATAGTTGCTATCTGATATTCTTGATTGAGAACATTTGAGTTGATATTACCGCCTAAAGAAGAAGCACCAGAGAAAGTAACAAAATCATTTGCTACTGCACCATGAGCAGTGTCTGCAACCGTGACTGTTGAAGACCCATTGGTTGCAGAAAAAGTTACGTCTCCTGCTGCTGTTGTAGATCTAATTGGGGTTACATCATTGAAACTATTACCTTCTTTTACATAATATTTTAAGTTTGTTCCTAGACCTAGGTATTTTGTTGCATCAAGAGATACCCAACCTATCAACGCGCGACATGCGCCTAAAAAAGTATTGACAGTGTTCTTTGCCCATCCACCTATTTTTTCTGGTAGTCCTTTTCTAAATCTAACTAAATTACCATCTGTCCAACCACCTTTACTCATAAGGTCAGTCATTTCCTTATTTATGCCGGGGTTAAATGTAAATTTATTTAATGGCATCTAAACCTCTGTCCAATCTTTACCTTCAAATAATAAAGCCTCTGCTTCTCGTCTGCGAACCAATCCATCATTTACAACACCACTTACTTTATTCCATCGTTTTATTTGATACGGAACTTCTTCGTACGAGCCTTCATTTAGGACACGCAATAATGAACTTTCAGCTAAATTTGTGGGGCCTAAATTGAAACACCATGATGTTAAAGAATCAAATTGATTTTGATGCAATGGCATTGTAACCATATCATTTACATAATTTCCATACTCATGTAACTCATCAATTAACATAATGTCTGCTTTTTCTTGTGACCACACATCGCCTTCTCTAACTCCACGAGTTGATCCCCAACCACATGTCCAAACACCTGCGGCACATTTATAAGCCTCAAGTTTGCAACCTTCAAATTTTTTAACTAATGAAATTCCTTCTTCTGATATAATCATATTAATAGTCCCCCCAGACTTTGGTTTTTTTGCCACCGTCATATTCAACTGCATGGCCTTCTTTGATAAGAAGTTGACAAATATCTTCGCCATCTTCTGTATAAGGTATAGCAAGTATTCTGCCATACTTACCTTTGCCAAATGATTTTATACTTATAGATCCTGTGCATAACTCTATTAATCTATCTTTGGCCGCTAGACCAAGTTTTTTTTCTGCTAAGTCTCGAGTCCTTGACTCAGGCGTGTCTATGCCTGCCAACCTGCAGCGTTGTTTATGCAGACGGACATCAAATCCTAAGTCAAGGGTGACATCAATAGTATCGCCATCAACCACTCTCTCAATGGTTGCGTTGTATACATATGGTTCTGGTTTACTGCTCATCTTTGTTAGTAGTTACCTTTCTATAATACACAACCACATCTTTAAGTTCTGTAATATATCTTTTTATTTCTTGCATATTGTAAGCCATAACTTCGTAATCAGGAATTGTCATAGCTAGAAACACTAGCTCGCCTTCTTGTTTTTCTATTCTTGCAAGCTGTTCTTCCCAGTTTTCAGGCGTTACTGCAATCCACTGCAATTGTTTCAAATCTATTTCTCTAGGCATGATAGGTTGAACTATCTGTCTTTCAATGGGTTTTGCAGAGACTTGTATTTGTTTAGTTGGCAACAGGCTGCAACTGCAAGCCATTATCAAGACTATCAACAGTGGTGCTGATTTTCTCAATATCTTCCATAATGTGTTTTGTTCCATTATTTATTTTCCTTTCCATTTCAACTGGGTCAGCCAATATCTTTGAGGCCAACTCATAGTTCTGTATAAACTGTGTGTATCTATTTAATTCTCTTTGAGCTATTTGACTTTTAATACTTAAGTCTTGAAGTTGTTGAGTTTGCAATTCAAAGTCTTGTTGTAATGATTTGATGGCTTCTTCTTGGTTAGCTACTGCACCTTCTAAAACTGCGTTATTAGTTTGGAGTATTTGGTTTTGACTGTATAAGTAATAAGAAACTGCAAGCAAAACTAAAACTATACCTAATAAAACTTTACTCATTATCCATACACCAATTCCAAGCATCATGATCGTGATATAAAAATGCCTCACATTTTTTATATTTTTCTCGCCATTTATCAGAGTCAAACCTATCGTTCCACTCTAAGTTAGAGTTTTCTGCTATAGGTATGTAGTTAGATGGTGTAGAACAACCAATTAAAAATATACTAACCAGCCAAAGGATTCTTGTTGTCATCTTTAATTTCTTCTATTTGTTTATCTAAGCTTTCTAAATCAGCTTTGATGGTGGCTATATCTGTTTTTATTTCTGTAACATCAGGCACGTCTATACCATCTATTTCTTTTTCTAAAAACTGTACTGATGTCTCTATAGATGCAAACCTTTCTTCAATAACTTGCACATTATCTTCTGCTTCGCTTATACCGCCAATTTTTGCCTCAAGGTTTTCTAGCCTATTAACATATTCAGCACCAGTGTAGCCAAACCCAGCAAGAGTTCCTACTATGCCAACAAGTGCAATTATTTGTGTTGTTTTATTTTGTAACCAGTCCATATTACCTCCATATCTCAGGTTGATTTTGCATCATGCTTTGTAAATTATTTATATTTGTGCTCGCATAATTATAAAAAGCGTTTATGTTGTCATCAAGTGTAGCAGAGGTGTATATATCTTGAGAAGTATACCAACTAGTGCTATCTGGAATTGTAGTTTGCGTATATGAGTTGAATTGTGGCACATATCCTATCAAAGCAACTAGCCCGGACTCGTCACTATACTCACCTGTGGCTTGTTGTTCCTCTTGCATTTCTTCTTGTTGGGCTTCTATATTTTGAGCAATTATCTTGTCTGCTATTTGATCTGCCTCTGATTGGGTCATCACGCCACCAATGGCAGTATCTATTTCACCTTGGACATTTTGCACTTGCACATCAGCCATTACTACTTCTGTGCCGCCATCAACAGTATTCATAGGAGTGATACTAACCGTTACAGATCCGCCCACATCTCCACTCATAGATAAAACCTGATTATTTTGGGCTGTAGCACTAGCGTATTGATCTGAAATACTAGGCGAACTAGATGTGCTGATACCCCCGCCAGACCCAGAACTAGATGTTTGATTAGCAACACTAGAGCTGACATTTGTATTAGAACTTGATTGATTGGTAGTAGAACCATAGTTTACGCTGCTTGAGGCTGCGTTTAAGGCGTTTTTTATGACATTAAGTGCAACAACCCTATTTTTGTTTTTACCTGTAGGCTCATCACTCTCAATAACCTCTAGCTCTTCTATTATTTCTTCTTGCTGTTCTTCCTCAACTTCTGCCAATCTTTCTTGTTCTAGCTCTTCAAACACTTCTTCTAACTCTTCAAAAACTTCTTCAACCGCCTCTTCTTCAAATATCTCTTCTATAAACTCTTCTTCAGGCTCATCTCTTTCAACAATTCTTTCTTCTCTAATCTCTTCTCTTATCTCTCTAGTTTCCTCTTCAAACCAATCATCAAGTTCTTCTATAGTATTAATCGCTAAGAAATTTTCAGGTTCTGTAAAATCTTCTACAAATAAAGTTTCTTGTAGGACAAACTGTTCTAACAATATATCTTCTTGGTGTAGTGGATCTTCATGCCTTGGTCTAAAATCATCTATAAATGGTAAAGGTTCTGGTTCAAAGAAAATAATAAACTCATCTTCTTCAGGCTCACCAAAAAAATCTTCAAAGTCATCATGGCCAAATTCTTCAAAGGGCGGAAACATCTCTTCTTCAAAAATATCTATAGTAATAAAAAGTTCTTCTTCATGGTGATGCGGGCCATCATCTATAAATATACCTGTAGCAAATTGTTCTTGCTCATCTTCAAAACCAAAGTCAACATTCCTGTTATCAAAGAAAGCTACTGATTCCTCTTGTCTAAAACCTGGACAAAAGGGTGCATATTGAGGATCTTCGTCACATTGCTGGTCATCATAAGCTGCCCAATAACTAGGACATGATTCACTATAAAGCTGGCTTATATTACATTGTTGCGTTAAAAAAGCATCTGCATAGCCTGAACAGCTACTATCATTTAAAGGATTGGAACAATCAACTCCATTACCACTACCAACACCATACAAACTTCCGCCACCCTCAAGTAAAGTATTTGAAGATGTATTATTCCAATTAGTATTTACACATGCACTGCTATTAGTGGTGCCTGTATTACATTCATCGTGAAATAAATATTGATAAACTTGAGTAGAGTTAGCCCCCACCTCACCAATAATTACATCATGGTTGATAATATCTAATTCATCATATCTATATTCAAATGAATTGTTTGGATATAGTATGACTTCAAAACTATTGTCTGAATTACGATTATATTCTCTCATGTCATACCAACCAAATATCATCTTAGTGCTATCTCCCCAAGATTTCATGCGGGAATTATTGTCTCTAATTAGATCAGTCCAAAAAGGAAACATAGTATAGGTATATTGAGAACTTATAGGATCAGGCGTAAAATCGCCACAATAATCATTGTAATTTATATTACCTGTGCCTAAACCAAAATGCAGACAACCATTGGTAGCCATTCTTGCTTTATCAAAAGTTTGACCATAAAAAGTGAAATTAAAAGTTAAATCTATTGAAGTAGATAATTGATCATCACCAACTGAGTAGGCTAACTCTCCTTCAAAGTTGTTGGCATTTTTTTGTAACTGAAATAAATCTTGATTAGCTTCGTAAATATATTGACTTGGAAGATTACAAGATAGAAGGATTAACCCCCATATAATTCTTTTTTGCATTGTCTTTTAGATTTTCTTTTACTTACAACCACTTTGCTTACTATGCCTGCTACGTCTTTTTGTATTTCATCTCTTTTTGGATTGCGTTCTTGTGTGCACTCTGCAATAAACTCTGCTTCAAAATCTGCTTTGTCAGGTCTTTTGGAAGGATTAGCTAACCATAACTTTTTTGCTTCTTCTCCTATTTTGCCTTCGTATGGAGCAGGTGTGCCTGCTTGCCACATGGCCTTAAA